TAAGAAAGGGTCTTCTATTAAAGACGAAATAATATTATCAACATTAAAAACAGTTAATGATAACTCATTAATTTTACCATCAGCATCCTGATCAATACTTGAAAGATTTACAGGAAAAGGTATATAAGAAGTACCGTCGTAAGTTACATTATATTGTAGATCAGATATTAAATCACCTCTTATATCAGCAAATCTAAGTGGAAATACAGAAGGCCAAGACTTACCAGCACCAGCCCCTGTGGGGTTGCCAAAGCGATTAAAAGGGAACCATTCACCTGGATAGAAAATTTCGTATAATCTTACAATAGGATTTTGTGTGAATGCATTTTTTTCTGCTTTGAAAGGACTAGGAGCAATAGCAGAAATTGTAGCAGTACCAAGAGTTGATTCAGAACCTGTCTGCACATTAGATTGAAAAGGAACTTTAGTACCGTCATCGCCTCCTGATAGAGCACCATTTGCTGTACCAGAAATAACTATTGCATTAGCAAATACCTGTTCAGTACTACTAAATTCTTGCATTGCATTATTAATTTTAACTTTTATTTTGTTAGTAGCAGAGTCTACATTAGCAATAAATCCTTGAGTTTTTGATGTCACTCCGATAATTGTATTACCTGATACAAAACCTGTTGTACCATTTACAGTTAAAATTACATCATAATTGCGAGCAGTCATTAATCGTACACCTCTTGAAGTTTAAAATCAATAGTATAATAGTTATCTATTAGACTTGTACCAGAAGATAAGATTTGATTTATTTTTAAAGTACCATCAAATCTTGTTGTAATTGTACCACTTTCATTAATATGAGACAAGTCAAATATGAAAGATTCAAATTCACCACTTCTCTGATTGTAAAAAGACTCAATAGCTGTTTTTTCGATACCTGTAACATTAGTGTATGTCAATGTGTAATTTCGCTTAGCTCGTCTAGATTTTAGTCGTCTTTTTTCGTATCCGGCTGATGATTCAAACTTAATTACATCAAACTTACGTTCTGATTCAATGCCTCTATCAGGTTTTCTGTCTACCATCGAGTTAAACCTATCATTTTCAGTCACACTAGAGTCAAATATTCTAATAGACAGTTTATCTTCTTTATCTATAGCTCCTAGTGGAGAACCTGATATGACTGTGGGTACAAGTTGTTTTTGTGGTTGTAAACCTGCTCCTTCATATCTACATGACTTAGCCATACGAACAAATTCAATTTTACCTTTATAAGGTTGTTGTCCTGCTCCTGATGCGTTATTAGCTGCTCCAATAGTAAGTGGACCAGTAGCCGTAGTTGAAGGTATAAAAGAACTACTTGCAACGCGAATATTGTTAACATATAGGCCAAGAGTTTGAGTAGTTTTACTATAAGATACTGCTACATGATAGCTAATACCTCCATTACAGTTACCACCTTGAAGTTCAGTGATATTACCACTATCATTTACTACAAAAGCTATATTACTGTTAGTTCCTACCGTTCTAAGATAATAGTAATTTGAGTTGTTTTCATATCTAGACAATAGAGTTTGATTAGATGATAGGGTAGCACCTGCATCAGGTGTTATGATAGTATCAAAAGTAAAATGTGATTCTCTATCAGTATCAAAATCACTACTTGATGCTATGCTTAAATAAGTAGAACCTGGTAGAGTAATATTACTTGCACTATATGAAGGGCTGCCTGAAGAAAGTGTAACAGTATGTGCCTGAGGACTAGAATCTGTTAAGTTAGAAGAAAAGTTAGTTAACAGCTTAGTTTGATTATTATCTCCAATATCAATACCATTAAATCCTAATAGTGTAGAAGGATAAGTAAAAGCTGAAGGTTCTTGAAAAACCCCAGAAAGATATACCATAAAGTCTGTAGTTTGATTTACATTAGCATCGGCTGATAAAGCAAAAGATTCAGTATTACCATTTATACTATAGTTATTACCATTAACAACGGTGACAGAACTATTAGAATATTCAACAGCACTAACTGCTGGAAAAGATCTTAGCACTCTGAAACGAGATGGTAATGATATGGTTTGTAAAGTTAAATTACTAGAAGAAGGAGCTGCTAAAAAAGTTACAGTTTGTCCAGAATTAGATAGTTCGTAAGATGAGGTACTTTGTAGAATACCATCAGCAAACGCAGCTATAGAACCTCTACCATCAACAGCTGAGGGTAAATTAAATTGAGTTATAACTCCTGTGTTTGTAAAGGTTGAAGATGCTATCACTGAAAAAGCTGTGACAGGGGCTGTTGCATCATCTGGATAAGTAGCCATTTTTATGTTTCTCCACTTCTAATTGCTTTTCTAATCGGACCATTTGATCTAATGTCTCTTAAGACCACGTCTACAACAAGTTTATCTGTATCAAATTTTGGTTGACCTTGCTGCTCTGCTTCTTTTCCTTGGCCAGAGTTTTCTAAATTGATAGTTATTTTTGGCATACCACCTGTACCACTATTCATAGCATGTAAATTGCTTGATCCAATATTTCTAGCAGCCTGCTTACGAAGCACAAACTCACCAGGTTCTAACATAGCGGGTACGCGGTCACGAAGTGCATTTACTTGTCCACCTTCTGCCATATGACGTACTGAGCCTCCAGCAGCAAAACCGAATGATCCAAGACCGGGCCCGCCAAATAATCCATCAAATATTGAACTCTCACCAATACCTGTAAATATACTACCAATTCCTTTAAATAAACCGCCTCCGCCACCGCCGCCCATAATACCTTGGAGAGCTTGCTGTATAAAACTACCAACACCTCTAAAAATGCCTTGTATATTAGTTCCTAGATTAGTAAATGTTTGCATCACACTACCGCCAAATTCAGTTAACTTATTTTTAATCACACCAAAGGACATTTCAGCTTCTTTTCCAACGCCACTAGATATTTGCTCAGCAACACCCATTCCTGCTTTGTCTTTTACTAAAAGTTCATTTCCCTCAAAAGTTTGATTCTCTGGACCTTTCTTTGAGCCGCCAAAGAACTCACTTACCTTATTTTGAAGAGGTTCAATAACTGTTTGTTTTAATAGAGTGTTACGAATATTCTTTACTACACCGCCAAAAGCCTCTGTTAACCCGTCAGTAAGTGAATTACCTTCTGCAAAATTGTCAGCAATTTTCATTACAATAGTATCTATACCTTGATTAATATTGCCTACAATAGCGTCTGTAAGTTTTCTTCTAGCATCAGCTTCGCGTTGCAGTTCTCTTAGCTTTTCAGCAGTGAGTCTTTTAACAGCAGCTTCTTCAATATCAAGAGCTTCTAGCTGAGTTTTAAGATTTTCATCAATTAGAGCAGTGCTAGTGCCTGCCGCCTTAAGTTGAGCTTCTAACACAGTTCTTCGATCTCTTAATTCTTGAAGTGCTGCTGATTGTTTCTGTTCTAATATTTCTTTATCTAGATTTTGCTCTGAAGTTAGATTATTAAGCTTATTTCGAGCACGATCAACTTCTTCATCGGCTAAGAGTTTTGAATTTGTTAACGCGATATTTTGTCCACGCTCTGTCTCGGCAATAAATTCTGATTGAGCGGTAACAAGATCACTTTGGCTAGTAGTAAGACTACCAACTAAAGCTACTAAAGTTTCTCCAGCTTTTTTGTCAATGCTCTTTTTTAAATCCGCATCCAGTTGCTTCTGTAGAGGTGAATCTTTTCCAGCTTTAGCCTCAACAAAGGCTGATATAGCCTTTGTAAATGCACTTTCGTCATTTAAAGAATCAATAAATGCTGCTACTACCTTAGATTGCGCTACTACTGCCTCTGCTGATTTAGCTAACTGCTCATTTTGTATGGAAAACTCAGCCTTTTTAGCATCAATTCTTGCGGCATCTAAGTCTGCTTGTAAGTTTAGGTCACTTCTTCGATTTTGAGCATTGGTTAAGTCGTTACGAGCTTCTTGTTCTGCAAGCGTCTGGCGTGCTTCTAGTAACTCAGTTTCCTTTTTTTGTAGACGAACTAAATCAGTAAACTGAGAAGTTTTACCTGGAGATCTTTCTTTGTCCCCGCCTAATAAGTCTAATTGTCTTTTAATAGCTTCTTTATTAGAAGAAGCAGAAGCTCTAGCTATTTTAGCTTCTACTTTTAGTAGTCTTCTCTTTTCTTCAAGGGCAGCTAATGTATTATCATTTTCTAAAACTATAAGTTTTCTACGTTCTTCTAATAACTGCTGTTGTGATGAAAGATTAGGAAATGCTTCCATATCTGCTATACGACTACTTTGAGCGTCTATAGCTGCAGATCTGCCACCCGCTGCTCTGTTAAATCCTCGTACATTAGTTTGATCAGCTGCACGTAGTGCTTCAGCAGCTCCTTGTTTTCTAATATTTAATAATTGTATTTCTAAATCACGACTTTTTTGCGTTGCTGTATTTTTCAGCTCTGCTAGTTTAAATTCTTTTTCTTGAATGTCTAATAATTGTTGTCGATTTTCAACATCTGTATTTCTTAGTGATGCTCCAAATTCTGTATTACCTTTAGCTTCTGTTAAATCATTTTGCGCTTTTAAGAGCTTAGTTTGCTGTTGTAGTTGTTTAGTTAGCTTATTTCTCTTATCTATTTCTTTTTGTACAGCTTTAGGAAGCTCTAGGGCAAGACCTAAAAGAGCTTTTGTAGCTTTAACTCTATTTTCAGCTAGTAATACCTGTTTTGAATCACCATCTTCATCGGCACCTAATCCGTCTTTAATTTGTTTGTTTAAAAAATTTATCTGATTCTTTGCTTGGTCAGCAGCAGTTTGTGCTATACCACCAATGCCNATTAAACCTGATTGTACTGCCTGATCCACCACTTTAAAAAATTTACCAAAAGTGTCTGTAATTGCTTTGCCACGAGTTTCTAGATTTTTTAAAACTCTAACTTGATCTTGTAGCACATCGCGTTGCTTTTCTAGTCTTCTTAGCTCCGCTTGATTAACAATTCCACCATCGCCGCCCGGCTCGCCACCTGCTTGTTCTCTTAATTCAGCTAAAGCTGAATTAACTCCGCCAAGTTTTTTGGCTAAGCTTTCAGAACTAGCAGAGCCTCTCTCAAAACTTGTATTAGCATCTGAAAATGCTTTTCCAACTAGTATAGAGTTTTCAATTATTAGTTTTTCTGTATCAGTTAAATCCTTAAATGACTGATTAACTAGACTAATTGTTGGAGCTATTTTAAGGATAGTACTACTTAAATCATCTGCAACAACTATTTGATCTTTTAATATTCTAGAAGTTTCAGCACTGCTCATTCCAAGACTTTTAGATAATCCCCCTATAATACTAACAGCTCCTCCAAACTCTTTAAATGCGTTTGCAAGTAGACGCAATGCTACTCGTTGTTCACCGGTTGAGGCTACAAGTACCTTAGTAACATCTAAAAATTGTCTTTGAACGTCAGTAAGAAAGGATGCGATTGAGCCTTTATTTCCTCCATCCACTCTTTTTTGCAGTGCAGGCTCTAAAACATCAAAAACAGTACTTTTAACTTCAGGAGCTACACGTTTTTCTAGATCTGGGTTTTCAAGTATATTACCCATCTCAGTATTACCCATCTGAAATTTGTTATTTCTTCTTTTACCTATTGATTCAATTGCCTCATCAAGTGTTTCTCCTATTTGATCCATAGTAAACGAAAAATTAGCATCTTTAAAAACTTGTATCAGATCATTACTTGCTACGACAGCTCCTTTGATTCCTAGTGTAAATGCTTCTACATCACTTGCATTTTTACTATAATTACCTAATAACATACCAAAAATATCTTTTCCAGCTAAAGAACCGATCAACTGTACTGCAGTAACTAATACAGCAATAACTCCTAGTGAAGCCTGCAAAACACTAAAAGCTCTAGCTAATCCTGTTACAGCAAATTGAGCTACACCAGCTGCTCCAGAAAAAATTCTGGTGCTAGTAGCTGCTGTTCCTAAAGCTAATGAATTAGCATTAATTACCGTATTTAATGATTTATAGCTTTTTGAGTTTTTGTTAAACTGATTACGCTGCTCTTTTAGAGCGTCATTAGTTTTGCGAAGCTCAGACTGAGTGGTGACTTCGCCCTGTGCAATTGCTGTTTGAGCTGCTCTAAATCGGGCAATCTGCTGAGGATCTTGATCTGCTTTTACCTGCCCTCTAATGCCCGCAATTCCACCGTCTTTAAAACTTTTTTCAGCAGCAGTTGTAGCCTTTATAATAGCTTTTTCATCAAAGTTACCACCTTTATCACTGAGAGCATCGGCAACTGAGCCAAGACTTTTAATAGCACCAGCAGCAAAACCACCAACCGATTCAAGAGCTTTACCAAATACAAGTGTTAATATGCCTCCAAATAACACAAGAGCAGAGCCCATGTTGTTTGTAAAAAAATCAGCTAAAGGAGCTAAACCATTAGCAATTAACTGACCAAAATCAGTTGCCAACTCTGTTAATTGAACTCTAAGTTGTTCAAATGATTTTTGTGCACTCGAAGCTGAAGTGTCAATAGTTGCAAACTTCTTTGTACCTTCTTCAATTACTGCGTTAACAAAAGCTTGTCGCTTTTCATAGTTTGTTAAAGAGTTTGAGGCAATGTTTAGCTTATTAGCATAAGCTTCTACTGCGGGATCAATACGAGTAAAAATACCAAGTTCGTCTAACAGTTCTGGTTCAAGCTTTGCAGCACCTCTAACAACCCGTTGAAATGCATCAGTTAAATTTCTGCCCAGTGCTCTAGAAGCTTTTAATGATATTTCAGACAGATCTTCAATCTGCTGAGTATTAAACCCAGCAGATAAAGCAATGTTGATATTTTGGGAAGCTTCGGCAAGAGTTAACTGAGCTTGTGTAATTTCTTGAACAGATGCCAAGATTCTTGAACCACTAGCTGCAATTTCAATTGCGAGAGTTTTTGTACCTTGTACAATAGTTTCTGCTTGGGCAGCTCTGCCAAGAGCGTCAAAAGCAGCAGTAATAGCAAACACGTTGGCAGCAGCACCAGCATATACACCAACTAAACCACCTAAACCACTAGATTGTGCAGCAAAACTACGACCAGCACTAGCAGAAGCCTGCCCCATACGTGTTTGGGCGCGGCCAATAGAGTCAGTCTCTTTAACAGTTTTTTGTGCCCCTTTAGAAGTGAATTGGGTTTCTATGGTATTTTTAATAGTTGCCATTATTTTCCTCTCGAAGAGCGCTTAGCCTGCTCTGCGTATTGTTTACCTAGTATAGATTCAGCCTCTTTTAATAATTCAAATACGCTTCGTCTATTATCAATTTCATAAATATCCATAATACTTGATAAACCACTGTAATCTTTTCCTAGCCAGGTGCCATTCATTCCCTCTATAATATCTGGTAGAGCATTTAACAAAACTAACGCTTGCTGACACTCCATAGATAGATGAGATCCATCTTGAGGTAGATCTTCCTCATTCGGTTCCCATCCCATCTGTTCGCACATCAATATATACTGATCTGCAGTGAGTCCACCACCTCCAAATTGGCTTTGGAGGTAGTCAGTTAGTTTTTTGAGTCAGTTTCCTGCTTCTTTTTAGAAAACTGTTCAAAGTCATTCATGGTATCCGTAATGAATTGATCAAAAATTGTAGAATTTTTCAATAATTCTACAGCATCTTCCATAGAATACTCTACTAACTCATCTGCGTCCATAGTAGAAATGTCAACTGGAAGTAAAATGGGGAGGTGTTTTACTAATAGTCCTTTCCAATCAGCGACTGCCTTTTCAGCATATGCTTCAAGAAACTTTTCATTATCAACTTCTTCTTCTCGCTGACGAGTTCTCTTGTTAAATTTATAGGTAAGACTTTTATTTCTAATTTTCATTAGGTCTTCACGCGTTAAATAGCGCAGATTAATCTCAAAACCTTCAATGTCGGGAAACTCTACCCAACTTGCTGTTTCTTTAGCGATCAAGCTTTTAATTTTACTCATTTTTTTCCTCTTTTTATATGCGAGTACCCACTACATATCTGCTTCTCTAGGTGAGGGGAACCTAGACTCGCAAGTAGCGGGCACTCTCCTGGTTAGTATTAGGTGTCTCCCCTCAAAAACACTCTAATTATTTAGCTGCGAATATTTTGACTTCTCCGCCATCTCCGCGACTTGCAGTAGGTTCTTGTCCTACAAAATTTACTGTCATTGAAATAACATCTTCAGTAGCTAGAGTTGGAAACTCAAACTGACATGCATCAAGCTGGAACGCAATGTATGGAGCAACAGAACCGCCAACAATTAGATTAGCATTTGAAGTTTGCGCTGATGTGGTACGTGAGTCATTTTGAATGTTACGTAAGAAACCAGCAGATTCAAGTTCACCTGTTCTAAGATACATAGATGCAGAACCGGTAACAGCTCTTGTTCCTGCGAACTGCCCAATCGGCTCATTAAGAGATGAAAGTTCTTCAGGAGTAAGATATGTGATATTATTGTTATAGTCAAAGCTAAGTGAAGTTACTGGAAAAGTAAATTTCTCATCGCTTCCTCCTGCAGTTGCTTTGTGATGAAACTCAATAGCACTCAATCTATTTTTAATAAATGAGTTGGTAGCTATACTACCTGCAACATTCATTAAATTATAGGGATGATAGCTATGTTTTTGAGTAAGCGTAGCAGCACTTGAGTTAGCTGTGATAGATGTACCAAAGTTATTGACACCACCGAATACTGCAATCGCATTATCACGATTTACACCAGTAATTTCACGAAGTGTAGTACCAAATCCTGCCCAAGTGGTAGCAGCAATTTCTTCAATACCTGCATCTACTGTAGCTTGATTAACTGTAGCATTTGATACCTGATACACAACATTATCAAGTTTAAAATAGATGTGATATTCAGGAGCAATAGCAAAACTAGAGGTAGAAGCATGAACATATTGTGCACCTTCTTGAGTAGTAGTAACTAATTTACCTTCATCTACCCAGGTAGAGCTTTCACCCACTTCTGCTACATACGTTTGTCTCTTAGCTGCCACAGTAGTACTTGATGTTAATGCTTGCCACATAAACCAGTCAGCAATAGGTTTAACGTTACCTGTAGTATTGGTAGCTGCTGTGGTAGTATTATGAGCAGCTTTTACCTGCACGCCTGTTGGACGTAAATATGTTTGAAAATTCCAGTCAACTGGATTAATAGCGGTATTAAAACGCGCTTGTGATCTATCAGGACTTAGACCTGATTCTAGTGAGGTTATATCCTGTGTAGCTGCTGCTGATGTAACTGCAAATCCAGCTAACACTTCTAGTTTCCATGTGTTAGCGGGGGTCATTGAATCGGCTGTAGCACTATTGATAATATCAACAGTTGAAAAGAACACCTCTGAATTTCTTTGTAGATTGAGCTGTGCCATCTATCTTTCTCCTTAATTTTGTAGTCTATATGCTACTAATAAATTTACCTCAGAAATACCATAAGGAGCAGCTAATCCTTCATCTGTTGATATACTGTCTATGGTTATATCTAGTATACCTTTATCTGGATCAAAAGCTATTTGTTGGTATATAACAAACTCAATATCTTGGATGATATCGTCTGCTAAGCTCTGAGAATTGTCTTGTCCATATACGTATGCTCTTATAGTAACGTCTAACTCCGCTACCGTCAAACTTTTTGAATTAAAATCTCTATTTTCGGTTCCAGCACTGATGTAAAGTGACGGAAAGTCGTTTACTTCATCTAAGAATCTAATTCCTCTAACAGCATTGTTAAATAAGTTATTATTATAAGTATAGTTTTTGCCTATAACAGCCTGACCATCAATTTCTTTAAGAGCGGCTATTATTATGTTTATTATTTCTTTTCTTCTAGATGCCATTATATTGCTCTCATTATGTTAAATTGTCTAGTATATAAAGATTGTACTACTTGTCTTATGGAGGTTATAACTTGGACGTCAGGAGTATATCCATAGTCCTCTAATGATCTATATAAGGGATTAAGAGTATATCTAATTAAGCCTTTTCTATAATTTGGAAAAACTTGTACACCAGAAACAAATCTACCGGATCTATACTTTAAGAATGGTGCATTTGGGGCACCAGTTTTATCCATAGTAGCTGCTAATCTTTGTCTAACTAGAGCGCTTAGTTGTACTCCTGATATAAAACTTTGCTGTGGAGATTTATTATTTTCTTCCTTTGCTTTCTTTATTTTACCAGCGCCTATTAAAGCAGAACCTTTATCTATAATAAAGTCAACTTTAACTCCTGCAATTTCTAAATATTTTATAGCACTAGGACTTAAAGCAGCATGTGTATTTGCTAATTCTCTTGCAAGTTCTTGAGAATAGGTAGTTAGAGCTGTACTAGCAGCTTTATTTGCATTGTTTATAGTATTTCGTACATAAGCCTCAGTAAAATAAATTTGAAAAAATACACCATCAGCTGCTTCTGTAATTTTTATTTTTGCCTGGTTATTAGCTTTTATAGCTTTCCAAGGAAAACGTATAGCACGTATCTCTGGATTAGCTCCTGGCACAGTCACAGGAATACGTATATCGCCAGATTTCATCATAAAGTTTTTACGTAATTTAGCAGCAGCACCGCTACCACTTAATATCTCTTTTAATTTTTCATTATCATCTTTTGCTGCGACAAGTCTAGATATTAAACTTCTTGAGCCTCCTCTAGCAAAATTTACAGCTTCAGTTTTAGAATCATCAACTAACCCTTCACGACTAGTAGCTATTCGTTTTGTAGTAGATAAGTTTATACCCTTGCTTCCGCCTGCAATAGCTATTTTACTAGCTTTAGTAACTCTACCTCCAGAATCTAGGGTAACACCTATACCTTTAATTTCTGTTGTTTTACTACTATCATCGAATATAACATCAGGTTGCACACCCCTACCTGCACGTTCTCTAAGAATCTTACCTCCAAGAGCTTTAGCTACTTCTCGATCTAGTATATTTGAAAACTTTTTAGCTATACTTACTATTTCTTTTTTAATTTTTTTATTATCTTGTTTAAAGCTTTTTGCATAAAGATTTTTTCTGTATGCTAATAGAGCATCTGTGTCTTTATAAGTAGTATTACCTATGGTAACACTAAAAGTTGTTTTAATAGCTGGACCTTGTTTAGGGGCCATTACTCAATAATCCTATATAAATCTAGTATACGTTTAATATGTGCAGGGAATCCAGCAGCTAATGGATATTTCTCACTACGCTCACCTTCAAGAGAAAATCCTTTTTTCTCTTGATCTTGTTTATATATAAGCTTAATGGTATCTAAAGTTGCCATTTGAAGATCATAAGGAACATTATCAGACTCATACCCGCCTCTATATTCAACTCTAATACCTTGAGGGTATGGTTTAAACATAGCAGGGCCAGTCATGGTAAGAGCAGGATAAGAATTACGAGTAGTAGGATACGATCCTCTAACACCTGTATTACCCACATCTCTATTTATTTCTCCCATATCACGACTAAAAACATACTCAGCTGTATCATTATGACTATCATTTATGTCTGTAGATTTATTAGGTCCATCAAAATGTAGTAATCCGACTGTATCTTTATCAGGAGCAAATCTTTGAGCTGGACAAGTAAAATCAGTTCTGTATCTTGCATTTGTTGATACACGTACTTCATCCATAAATCCAGTAAGTCCATCACCTATAATAGCGCTAGTAGTTTGTGTAGAATTACTTATAGCAAAAGCTGCATTTGAAATTAAATTACCATTATAGAATAGTCTAGCTCTTTGTTCTTGGTTATCAAAACAAGCAGCTACATGAGCAAATTCTCTTGCACCAAACTGCTGAGTCTTAATAGAAGTATTATCACCGCTTATAGTTGTAGTAGCTCCGCCTATAGTTTGCTCTAGCCTAAGACCGTTATCACCCTGAAATTTAAACTTTAAATGATTATTTGTATCTGTTTTTAGCTGAATAATTGTGTTAGAACCTATAGAATCTTGTCTAACAAATGCTTCAAGAGTATAATCGCCAAACTCAAACTGCATATCTTCAGGAATAGTTTCTGATTCTACTTTAGCATCAGATGATACTAAATGTAAGCAAGAAGCACCAAATCTAGTTACTTTTGTGGTTAATTGTGCTCCACCACTTGAGTTCATTGTTAAATCGTCTGATTCTGAATTTACTGGTCTGCCAATACTACTTGGATCAGATAAGATTACGTCATTTGATCCATCAAATTCTGATACTAAATGTACATTACTTAGTGGTAATCTTGAAACCATGACAGAGCTTACTCCACCATCAAAAATTTCCACATAATCATTAGCTAATACTTCTTGTCCAATATAGCTTTCAACCATACCTGTAGCATAGTGAAGAATATTAGCAACTCTTCCATCTTGTGTAGTGCTAGAAATTGATAAATAGTCTTTTACTGCCGCAAGAGTTACAAAAGGATATTTACCAATGTTTTGTTGAAGTCTATTTACCATTATTTCTCCTTAGTCAGTTTCTTCTTCAGCTTCTTCTTCAGCTTCTTCTTCAGCTTCTACTGCCCACACAGTTTGATTCTCTACTGCAGCCCTAGCTTGTGTATAATAATCTTTTTCAGGACCAGGAAGCTCTGCATACGCATCACCTAGTGAGTCTAAAATATTAGTCACTGTTTTAGGATTTGATATGTGCGTATTAGTATCCATAGCTGTTTTTAAATTATTTAGTTTTTCCATTATTGTTGACATTTTTATCCCCTAGAAACATAGAAGGGGAGGCTGACCGCCTCCCCCAATTAAGTACCAAATTGTATAAAACAAATTAGATGTTGATGAGAGCACCATAAGAATACTTAGTAGCATCAAGTGCATTACCAGCATTTGTGGTAAGAGGTTGGAAGTCCATACGAGTAGACATGTACATAGCAGTAACCTGCTGACGTGGTTCATACTCGCTCTCGATTTCCATACCGCGACGTTCTGCAATCATAAATCCAGGCTTATACATCAGAAGACCGATATTGTTACCTACAACACCATTTACGTCCATAAATTCGGATACAACTACTGGAATACCGTAAATTGCGCCGACAGAACCGGTGAGGTATGTAGCATTTGGACCAAACTGATCTACAGTTCTAAAGTCAGCAAATGATACCAGAGCATTATACTGTTGAATACCAACAATTAATACTAGATCATTACCAAGTTGAAGACCGTACTTACCAAGCTGACCTCTAGCAACAGCGATACGAGCAGGAGTAACATCATTAGCTGGGCCACCAATTGCAGTTTTTAGACCAGCAATCGCATTAACTCTTGATACAACACCTTGAATTACAGAAGGCATACCTACGCCAACAGTAATTGCGGAAGCTGGTTTTTGTGTAAACCCACCAAGGGCACCAGTACCACGAAGAAGTGACTTATCAATGGAACGAGCAAGTCTACGTGTAGCAGCGGCACGCAAGAAGTCAATAAGTGGAAGTACTGTATCTTCTTCTTCGTCTTTTGCTAGGTGTGTGGAAGCCATAAATTTGTGTGGAGTAAACTCTACAGATTTAATGGTGTTCTGGTTTGAAGCTGGAACATTAGCTGCATCAGCAATACCTGTTGCAAATGTACCGGACTGGAACATTGCTACATCACCATCAGTATCTTCATCGGCAACTGGTACACGGAAGTTACGTGCATCTACTGCCATTCTTTCAAACATAGGAGCAATAACAAGTTGCTGTTCCATTTCTGTATAAATGTTGCTTGAGAAGTTGCTCAAGAACTGATCTACAGTAGTAACGGCTTTCATGCGTGAACCATACTTGGTATCAAACACGTCATGCTTTCCCATAGCTTTTGCTAGAATAACAGCTTTTGCCATATCCGCTTCTGAGAATTGCGCCTGAGTGCGCGAGTTCTCTTGAAACTGCATTTTAGTATTTTGAAGAGCAGTAATCTCTTCTTGGTATTTTGACATTTGAGCTTTCAGCTCTGCCAACTCTTCGCTTGCGCGAGGAGTAAATTGTGCTTTCTCTTGTGCGTCTGACTCTTGCATAATAGCTTCGCCGGTTTTTTCAACCAACTTCGCAACTTGAGGCTCAGACACGGTTGCAGCAGGAGCTGCCTTTGTCTCTACTGCTACTTGTTCTGCAACAGTTTTGAGATCAATTGTATCTACGACTTGATCAGCCATGGGTTCATTCTCCTTATCAGAATTTGTGTGAAGCTCTTTAGTCAGACTTTCGTTAGAATCCTTATCTTCACTAATTTGTTTGTCAGTTTCACTGATTTCAGTTTCGCTGATTTCTTTTTGGGTAGTATCTTGTGAAGAAAGTTCGTCTGCATTCACATTAAGAACATTATCACAATCTTTTCCGTTTGCGTCAATCTCTAAAAACTTAAAGATTGGACTTTGGGCAGTAGCTAATTTAGTTACTTTATACATTTTACTGTTATAATTTACCAAATCATTATGTTGAAGATTTTCTGAATCTACTGAAAGTAAATTAACCATAGGAATTGCTTCGTTTGGGTCTCTAATTTCAAGTTCTTCTTCATCTTCTTTAATTTCTGTGTCATCAGCTTCTGTAATGGAAGCGGAGTCAACTAATTTTTCTTCTATTTCGTCTGTTTCAACAGTTAGTTCAGACATTATTTGCTCCTCTGTAGGAGACATAGGACGCTCTGTTATAACTTCCTCTGACTCCGCGTTTAAAATTGGTACAGCTAATACAGTAATATCGTGGGTGTGGAGAGGGTCTCCAGCAGGCTGCATAACCCCATCTATGATTTTATGGGCATGATTACCCATATGAGATGCATAGGTAGTTACACCATTGTTATCTGCATCAACCTCAATAGTATGGTAATGACCATCGGTCACATTAGTAATACCCGCACTAATTGTACGCATAATTTTTTCTTTGTCTTCCTCTGGCTGTTCATCCATAGTATCTACAAAGCTTTTGTATTCTTCATCACTTTCAAAGCTTTTTCTAATAGAAAATAAAGATTCTTGATTGCAAGGAATGGATACTACAGAGATTTCTAATAGTTCTACTTCAGTAATAGTAGTGCTATCATCTTCTCTATTGTATTTGCCATCTTTTACTCTAAAACCAACAGAAAAACTTTTCAAAGCACCATCTTTAATTAGTGTTTGTATTCCATGTGTTTTTTCAGCAGCTTCACTAACAGCTCCTTCAACAAAAATACCTTTTTTGTCTACTCGAATTTTTTCTATGCGACCAATCGGGGTATCATGTTTATGTTGATAAAGTAAAACAGGGTTTTTTCTAAAATTATCTACACCTTTGGCCCAAGCCTGAGCAGTTACTACGTCACCAGCACGATCTTTACATGTAGTGTTAGCGTATCCTGCAATTTTAAGACTTTTTGAACCTTTTTTATATGATTTTGCCTCGAAAGAACTATTTAAATATAAAGTTTTATTCATTTGTTTCTTCCTCGATAACGGAATCCTCTTGTGGAGGTCTTCCTCCTTGGGTAGCATCAGTTGCGCTACCTGTGATATTTTGTGGTATTCTTATATTATCATTATCTTCAATTTTTGGAAATCTTAATCCTTCACGAGCTTCATTTGGGGTTATGATTCCTGTGTTAACCAGAGTAGAATAGTATACAGCTTGTGTTCTGTTATCTGGTTGTAAAGCAGGTACTACTAGTCTATCAGGTCTTATGGTTATGCCATTATTAAAATAGTGAGAAAAAGCTGAACAAAATTGACTTAGCATTGGGAGTATAGTCTGAAGATAAAATAATTTTTGATTAGCATCAATATTAGCATTATTTCCTGATTTAAGTAGTACGTAAGGAACTCCTAAAGCTTTAGCCATATCCATTTGTATTCGCTCAATAGAGTTTTCAAAATCTAACTTATCAAAACTAACAGCAGAAAAAGGATCAATTTTTAATCCTCCGTCTAAGATAGCAGGATTTCTTGATCCATCAAATATTGTAGAATAGGTTGAGCGCCATGATTCTAATAATCTTTGCTTAACTCGTTGGGAAAGAATACTATCAGTTGAAAGAACAAATCCTGGAAGAGCATTATTCTTAAAGAACTGTCTTTGAAATTTAATCATGTAATAATAAAGTTCCATTAACTTTAAAATAGGTTTTAGTTTTGAGGTGCCTCTGAATATAGATTGATCATTCTCAGCCATAACATGAATTATCTCACTAGGTTGAAACTGTATAGCTTCTGCTTTTCTAGTTTGTTTACCAAAGTTATACAAATCCTGTGATGCTTGATTTGATATAAGATAATTATAATGCTTTACAAAAGTAGTTTGGTCTGGTACAACCTCAACATCATTAGCAGGTAGTAAATATACATATTTTCCATCATAATAGAAAAAAGCATTACCATCTAGTATAAAGTCTAAAAATGCTCGCCTAAAAAATCTTACTCGATCTTCAAAAGGATTTGGTTTTATATTTAATAAAGAATTTACTTTTTTAGCAGGAGAATTACCCTCTACTACTAGTGGAATCTCAGCACAAGAGTTGATAATCATTTCAACTGATCTATGTACCACCTCAATTTCTCTATAAGCTTGCTCAAAATCTACAATAGTTTCTGGCGAAGCGTAAGGCTCCATAGCCGCTATAGATGGCTGGGCTGGATTAAGTTTTTCAACTATCCATTGTCTAAAACCTAATCTTTCAGTTTGCGCCATGCTTATTCCTTTGAATATCTAACCAATTTTTTATTTTTGAGCCTAGATGGTTAGAATATGTTTGGCCGTAAATAGAGTGTAGTTGTTTATGATGCTTTGAGCATAGTGTATATAAATTTTTATGACTCAAATCATCTTCACAATCATTAGCAAAAGTAACTCTTAACTGTTTTATATGCTCAACTGAATCAACGTCTTTAATAGAGTTTTTTATACACCATTTTGAAAAAAGCTCACTCACACTATACAAATGATGAAGTTCTAACTTTTCAGAAGATCCACATATATAACAATGATCTCTTGTCTTGTAATCTTTTTTAATATAATCCCTAATATATTTAATGGGAAATCTTTTTAAACTGCTCAATTACTTTCCATCTCATATTAAAATGTTCAGGGTCTTTATTTAATCCTACATCTAACTCTGGTAAGTTTAACACCCTACCACCTATAGTGTCAAGAAATTTTAATTTTAAATATTTCTTAAGTAGATAAGATACTATAATATCATCTCCCCTTCTAGGATAACCTATTTTTTCTATATCGTCTTTAATCAGGTTAAGAGCAGACTGTTTTACTAAAATAACTGACCCCACTAAAAAGTCTACTTTTGAATTTATATTCCAATGGTCTACTAAATCTTTATAAGCATTAGCAGTCTTAACACCTGATTTACCATATATACCCACTATAGGCAAATTTTTTTCTAACATTTTCTTAACCAAAGAAGGATGAGGTAGTAGATCATCATCTACAATTAATTTATATGGCTCATCATATTCATAACACCTGACCCATCTCTCCATACAAAACCAATTTCTTTCATTGTTTATCACGTCTACAGGATATGCTAAATGTGGGTGAGGAATATTAGAATTATTATTTATAATAGTAACAGGCATATACGGTGCAAACACAGAACGTATCTTAGTTACATTTGCTCTTCTTTTATAATCTAACACCATTAATCTAATATTAGGCATAAATAGATATACCACTCATTTTTGAATGAGTATATATAGCGTACCTAACTGAATCACTAGGGTGTGAGGTCCAATCATGGATGGGTTTAGGATTTTCTGTATTTGGATTCCATCTGTAGGAACTCATAGCAGCGTAAGTATGTTTAGCTCCCATAGTATCAAAATATAAATTATCATTTTCTATTAGGGATTGTAAGTATGATATACCATCATTAACTGATTTAATAGCATTTTCACAGTATATATCATAATCATAAGCAAAATCAGCTTTTACTTGTTGTGCAGCAGAGTCTATGTATATAGTTTCTATATTCCATCTGTCTATCTGCTCTTGTATTGCAGAAGCTAGTTCAGAAGTGGTAGACTCTTTAGAGATATATTCATCCACAATGTAATAAGACTCTCCATCATAACCTATAACAACAAATACATTTTCATCTCTGTATCCCACATCTAGTCCCGCAATAATTTCCATATATCTATCATCAGAATATTCACCTACATGCTTCTTTTCATCTAAGTATTCAAATATTTGAGCTTCAGTAGTGGTCCACTCACATTCATACTCCTGAGCAAATAAAGCACGAGTAGAAGTCTTTTTAGCTTCCATAACATCTTTTTCGGATAATAAAGGATTGGATCGCCAAGTGTGAATAGATGATCCCCACTCTTCATATTCATCAGATCCGCCTCTCATAAAATAATCGTATAAATAGTTACCTTTACCCCTAGGAGTTGAAATCCATAAGCAACGAGAGTCTCTAAAGGTAGATAGTGCAGGACGTAGATCACGAGTAAAATATTCGTCATTAGGAATAATTGCTGCCTCATCTACAATAAGTAGATTTGCAGCTCGGCCAACTAGTGAGTCTCTATTATTAGCTGATAGTAGTCTAAATACAGAACCATTAATTAATTTAACCACTTTATCTTTTTGATTAAATTTATCAACTTCTAATTCCATACTTTTAATTAAGTCAGTAACGTAATCCCAAATGATAGATGATAGTGAAAAGTTCGGAGCTACCACCATCACCTGTTGGCCGGGCTCAAGTAATTTTGCAAATGCTACTATAGCAGCAGAATATGATTTACCTGTGCGTCGAGCAGATACGTGTACAAAAAATCTATTGTCTTCTAGTCCTTGTATCATAGCACGCTGAGATTCATTAAAAGTAACAGCTGCAGGAAGTTTAGAACACAGTTTATTTATATTTATCTTAAAAAAGTTTTGATTCATTTAGGACTAACGCTAATAATTGCAGTAACTATAGCAATAACACCTGCTACTACTCCTCCTACCCATAACAAAGTGTGTATAGAAGTTTTACCTTTAGTAGCTAGTTCAGAAACATTATTCAGTTTTTTATGCATAGCTTTAATTTCTTCTGATAATGCAGTGATATTCTCCATTATCATCTCATGGCGAACTTCGCATACAGCTTCATGAGCAGAGATATTTGTTTTGTTAGCTTGAGACCGTTCATGTAGTCTATCAATTTCGACCTGCACTTTATCCAACTCTCTTGTGTTGTCTGACATTGTTACTCCGCATAATACTCATGTCCTGCATACCAAGCAGCAATAGTATATCTATTTAAATTTTTAACTTCTTTAACGCCATGAATATAATCTTCGTCAGACGGAAATATAACAAGTGAACCTTGTTTCGGTTTTATTTCCACATCAAATTTAGGAAAATGTATCTCGCCACCGTCATAGTCATCGTTTATATAAAAAATTGCAGAATATGTTCTATATTTAGTGGGATGATCAACTCCTACTTGATCTTCTAGTCCGTTACCTTCAGTCCAAGAGTTATCAGAGTGTACACTCATTTGGTCTCCTGGAAACCATCTTACTAATTCTGTATTTTCAGGATACGCATATTCTTGGTAATAGTCCAAAATTTCCTTTTGTGCAATGAACCTTGCTACATTTAAAATTCTTTCTACTTGACCAAAAGGATCTGGCATAGATCTGTGTAAATTTTTATAAGGTAAAGTTTTATCTTTAAATACAGATATAGCTTGACCCTCATTTAAAAAAGCTGCTGGATTCTGTTCTGCAAATGTAGTTAACCATGCACAAGTTTCTATAGATAAAGCTTCTAAAATTTCAACCGGAGCTTTTAACATTATATGCCTAACTTAAGTTAGTAGGAAAAGCTAGTCCAGGAATATTACCTGATACTGGTGGTGGAGTATTTGCATCATCCAATGCTTCAGCTCTAGAATCGTGTAGCTGTTTAATAAATTTTGCACGATCTACACCAAAATAAAATTCTGCTGAAGCAGGCACTTCAATTCTAGATCCATCTTCTCTCATAAAATATCGTGCCTGTCCTGATGCCATTGTATCGTCTTCTACAACTTTAGTAATAGTTTTTTTAAAGGTTTGGCCTTGCAACCTATATTGAATTTTGTATGTTAACATTTTACCCTCCGCTAACAGTTATGTTTTAATAATATAGTTTACAACACTACTTGGCAAGGTTGTTGTTAATGCAGGAACTGTTAATGCTGGTATAGATAATCCAGGTACTGTTAATGCTGGTATAGACAATCCAGGAACTGCATGAGTATGACCAGCAACTGTTAGAGACGCAATTGTTAGTGCGGGTACAGATAATGCAGGAATTGATAGTCCAGGAACTGCATGAGTATGACCGGCAACTGTTAGTGAGGGAATTGCGTGATTATGACTAGCAACTGTTAGTGATGGAATTGAATGAGTATGTGCAGCATTGGTAACTCCAGTAGCTGCTGTTCCCGATGAAGAGTCTTTTGCTGATGTAGCAAATGTAGCTGTTGAAACAGTTAGAGAGTTTGTAGTAGATCCTGTGGTGCCGGTGCCAGTAGTTGATGTTCTACTTCCACTAGTACCTGTACCAGTAGTTGATCCAGTACTTCCGCTAGTAGCTGTACCAGTTGTACCTGTACCAGTGGTGCCCGTACCTGTAGTACCTGTACCAGTAGTTGATGTACTACTCCCACTAGTAGATGTACCGGTGGTTCCTGTACCTGTTGTACTTGTGCCTGTGGTTCCTGTACCAGTTGTAGATGTAGCATTAGTAATCACACTAGATGCTGCAGCAGAGCCTGTTTCTGCCCCAAGAGTGGAGTTATTCGAACCTTTACCTAGAGCAACTCTATCACGCAGATCAGGTAATCCAAATGTTGATGAGCCATCACCTGCGCCATAAGCAGTAGCAATTACTGCAAATAGTCTAGCATATGTGGTTCTACTAACATTTGATCCGTCACAGAGTAGCCAAGCTGCGTTTGGAGCAGCGGTGCCTCCAAAAGGTAGTATGCCTCCTGAAGGAAATATCTCAAAACCACCAGCAGTGGATCCGTCATGTACTCGTAGATTTTCTGTATTCTCATCTACACTCAGCTCTCCTGCTGCACCTGTAAACGAGTTATTTTCTGCAGTTGTACCCCTTCGTAGTTGTAATGCTGTAGCCATTTATTTCTCCTTATAACTCGCCTAAATCGAATTTGCCACCAACTACCAAATTTCCTCCTACAGATATATTGCCTGTAGAGGTTCCGTTACCTAATGTTACAGTAGCGTTCGCTAACAATTGTAATTTATTAGTTGCGTCTATTCCTAGACCACCAACAAATGGTGAAACTTTTGTAGTCATAATAACCTTTCTATCATATTAAACTAATTCAGTCAATATTTTTTCTATAGCGCACCCAAATCAAGAGTTCCAACTATAGTTAATGTATTTGAGGCATTGGTACCAATAACCAAATTACCGTCAATATCTGCATCTGCTGCAACAGCTAAAGAAGTGCCTGCTAATTGACCAGCTGATCCATATGCTACCACTTTACCGTTAACCACTGTACCTGCAGTGACTCCATCTAAAAATTCTATCTCAGTTGAAGTTACAGCACTAACTGCTACTTTACCACTACCGTCTGAGACTACTGCTCTTGAAGCTGTTAAATTAGTATCATCAATAGTAGTAGCCGCCCCAGTAATAGTAGCTTGTTTAGAGTTAATCTGGGTTTGTATAGCAGAGCTAACACCATCTAAATACCCAATCTCTGTAGCAGTGACTGCGGAGATTGCAACTTTACCAGACCCATCACTTACTAAAGCTCTTGAAGCAGTTAGATTACCAGTGGTAATTGTAGATACAGCTCCTGCAATATTGTTAGTGCGACGAGTTTCTACAGCAGCAGTATTTGAAGCAGCTACTCCGGCATTAGAGTTAATTCTAGCGGTAGCAGCGTTAAGCTGAGTCTGGATTGCGCTAGTAACGCCATCTAGATAACCTATCTCAGTAGCAGTTACTACGGAGATTGCAACTTTACCACTACCATCACTTACCATAGCTCTAGACGCAGTTAAGTTTGTATCGTCAATAGTAGTTGCAGCTCCAGTTATAGTAGCTTGTTTAGAGTTTATCTGAGTTTGTATGGCAGAACTAACGCCATCTAGATAACCTATCTCAGTAGCAGTTACATCAGAAATAGCAATCTTACCTGAACCGTCACTTACCATAGCTCTTGAAGCTGTTAAATTGTCTTTATAAACAGTAGACACAGCTCCCGAACGGTTATCTGTAATTGCAGTATTTAAATCTGCGCCATTATATTTAACTGAAGTAGCAGTAAATTGTCCTACAGATAGATTAGCAGCTCCAGTAGGGCTAACAGCAATGTTAGAATCAGGATCACGAGTTTCACTTAGCGTAAAAAACTTAGCTGACTCATCATAGAATATAGCAGCATTACCAGAAGTACCACGATTAAAGAATATACCAACATCTGCAGTAGGAGCACCTGATACAGCATTGGCAAGCATGATAAATCTGTCTTGAATCACTTTATTTTCTGAATTAACAGTTGTGGTATCGCCATTTACAGTTAAGTTACCTGTGACAACTAAGTCATCACTCATATTTACTTGACCAGTAAATGTAGCCCCAGCTAAAGGAGCTTTTGTATTTAATTGGGTTTGTATAGCAGAGGAAACGCCATCTAGATAACCAATTTCTGTACTAGTTACGACGGATACTGCAACTTTACCAGAACCGTCACTAACAACTGCACGGCTAGCAGTTAAATTAGTATCATCAATAGTAGTTGCAGCCCCAGTTATAGTAGCTTGTTTAGAGTTTATCTGAGTTTGTATAGCAGAGCTAACGCCATCTAGATACCCAATCTCAGTAGCAGTTACATCAGAAATAGCGACTTTACCACTTCCGTCTGATACAACGGCTCTTGAAGCTGTAAGGTTACCAGTGGTAATAGTCGAAACTGCACCTGCAATGTTGGCTACTCTTCTAGACTCTACAGCAGCAGCAGTATCTCCAGAAGTATTAGCACTAGCTCTTGTAACAATATCATTAAGCTGAGTCTGGATTGCGCTAGTAACTCCATCAACATATCCTATCTCAGTAGCAGTAACAGCGGATGCTGAAACTTTGCCACTACCATCTGATACTAATGCTTTAGAAGCAGTTAAATTGCCTGTAGTAATTGTAGATACAGCTCCAGCAATGTTAGCAACTCGTCTTGCCTCAATAGCTGTATCTTCAGTAGTAGTACCTTTGGTATCTAACTGAGTTTGTATGGCAGAGCTAACACCATCTAAATATCCAATCTCTGTAGCGGTAACCGCAGATACAGCTACCTTGCCTGAACCATCAGATACAACGGCTCTAGAGGCTGTAAGGTCT